TAAATCCTTGTTGTATTGGTAAAGCGGGTCGCTTGCTTGCTTATAAGCTTCGCCCGCCTTGGTTACGGCTTGGTTATATTGTTCTTGCGAAATCGCGCCTTGCGACAACAGTTTTTGCGCTGCGGTAAGATTTGCGTTATAGTCGCGTTGTGGGGCTATTGCTTGTTCGTAAATCGCGTCGTAAGCCTGTTGAACTACTTGCGCTTCCTGAATTGCGGCAATCTTGGCTTTAAGCGCGGAAGCTTCGTCGTTGGTAAGTTTTATTTTCTTACCCAACAACTGTTCTTCGATTTGGTCGAACTTGGCTTGCGCTTCGCGTTCCGGCTTCAACATATAAAGCCGGTTCAATTCGTTATCAAGTTCGGCGTTAATCTTGGCAAGCGCGGTTGCGCGTTTTTCCGCCGCTTTGGCCGCTTTGGGGTCTGTCGCCGCTGGCGTCAAGTTCGGGCCAGTTCCGCGAAGATTGCCAGTTGCGGAACCTTCGGCGGCTTTACGGTCTGCGGCAATCTGCCGGGCGCGCTTCATAAAGGCGCTTCCGGCGTCGCCTAAGTAGTCTTTATTAAATGCGTCTGTAAATGCCTTGCCAACTTCTGCGGCGGCATCCTTCGCCCCTTGGCTTACTTCCATTCGCGGAAGTTTGATCGTTGCCGAATCAAGCGCGGCATTCAAACGCCCGGCCATATCCGGCGCAATTTCTGCGCCAAGTTGCGCGATTTTACGCAATCCAATTTGCCAAGAATTTACGATAGTTTCAACCGCACTTGCACCGAAATTAACGGCAGAAGCGAAGACGTATTGCATAACTTCGGGGAACTTTTCCCAAATAACTTTTATAGCGTTGAACGCACCGACCCAAGTTGCAATGTAAAAGTTCCCAACAGTTTTAACGATACTTACGACCATATCGCCGACGTTTGCAAACTGCGAACCCCAACCGTTTGTCGCTTCTTTAACCCATGTAAAAACAGCGTTCCAAGCCGATTTAAACAAGTCGGTTACGAATGTAACAGCGTCGCCGATATATGCGAAAACAGTTCGGAAAATGTCTTTAAGCGAAACAACGCCGTCGGAAGTTACGGAAATTTGGTCGCCGAAAATGGTAATTGCGGCGGTTGCTGCGGTAATGCCCACAATAAGCAAGCCAATCGGATTCGCCGCAAGGGCTGCGGTAAATGTCCAAACGGCGGCGGTTGCTGCGGTAAGCATACCCAACAACGCCGGGCCGAAAGCAACCAACAACGCAGCGCCAGCAACGGCCAAAACTACGGCAAGCGCCTTCATATTTTCAGAAAGAAAGATAATCGCTTTCGAAATGCCTTGCGTAATGCCAAGCGATTTATTTATTTCGCCGAAAGTTTGCGTCGCGCTGTTTTTAAGAACGGTCATCGCTTGCGACAATGTGGGCACCGTCTTTGCAAATTTTTCATCAATGCCGGTTGCCGCCGCTGAAAATGCGTCGAACATAACTTGCGCGGTAATCTTGCCTTCTGGCGCAAGCTTCAACAGTTCGCCGCGTGTTACGCCAAGGCGTTTCGCGATTGCGTCGGCAGCATTCGGCATAAGTTCCATAACCGAACGGAATTCATCGCCGTCTAATTTGCCTTTATTGAATGCTTGCGAAAGTTGCAGCAATGCGGAACCGGCTTCGGTCGCTGTTGCGCCGGAAACCGTAAGCATTTTATTAACTGTTTCGGTAAGCCGCAATGAATCGTCTTGCGACTTGCCAAGGTTTTTCAATGCCATATCAAAGCGCGTGAATGCCTGCGCCGTTTCTTGAACAGGCGTGCGGGTACGATTTGCCGTTTCGAACAAACGGTTCGTAATTTCATCAACTTGCTTTGCGCTTTCCGATACGTTTTGCAGTTTGTTTTGTAATACCGTATAAGCATCGGCGCTTGATAGAATGGCCGTCGCCGAAAGCCCTACGCCGACAAGTGCAGCCGCGCCCCGAACAAAGCCCATAATCGACGACGCGGCCCGCTGCGACGCTTGCGCGGCCTTATCTTGGGCTTGTTGTAGGCGAAGGGCTGCAAGGGCCGCGCGGTCGCTTGCCGCTGCGCTGTTGGCCTGTTCCTTGGCCGTGCGTGCCTGTTCGGTTGCCAGCCGTTGCGCCGCCGTTTGGCCTTGCGTTTGGGCGGTCGTTGTGCGGGCTGTTGCTGCGGCCAATTGCTGCGCCGCTGTTGCCCCTTGGGTCGTTGCGGTTGCCGCTTTGGTCTGCGCTGCGGCGGCTTGGGCGGCTGCGCTTGCGGTTCGTTGCTGTTCGGTCGCCAGTTTTTGCGAAGCAAGCGTAGTTCCTTGAAGCGCCTTCGTTGCATTCGAAGCGCCTTGCAAAATTACGTTAAGCGCGCCGGTATTGAGTGCGGCAAGCTGCGATTGCAAATTTTTAACGGCGGCGTCGGCTAGGCGTGCATTTTCGGCAATCTTTACAAGCTTGTTCGAAATTGACGGCGAAACCTTATCGGCAATTTCAATGCTAATATTTTCGTCTGTCATTTTGCTAACCCTTTAACTTAAATTTGCGACGCATTTTGCGACCGATTAAAACCGAACGTTCTACGAAGCCCGCCGGGGCTTGTTTTGAATGGCCTTCGTTTAATCTGCGGATATATGGAAGATTGTTCGTAATATAGATTTTCTGGCCGGGCTTTTTATTCGCCAGAATTGCGCGGGCTTGATTTATTGTTTCCGCTGCGCTTGCGCGTTGCGTTGAACCGCCTTCGCCCGGAAAATGCGGTTTTATTGTTTGCGTCGAAGGACTGTCAAGCGTTACAATCCAGTTCGACAAAGCTTGCGAAGTATCAACCGGCGTTTTAAATGCCAAATCGCCGACAATGGCTTGCGCTGTTTCGACGGCAAGTTTAGACGCGGCTTGTTCAATAGCCGATGCCTTTTTTTCTAAACTTACCGCCAAATCTAGCAAGCTTTTTGCCATTACTTCGTCGCCTTGTTTTTTATCTTCGTTGCAATTCTTTTCAAATGTTCGCTATCCATACGACGAATAAAAAAATGTAAGTCTTCGGTTTGTTCTTCGTCAAATTCGAAAGCCTTTGCATAATCTTGAACACAAGTCCAAGGAATCGCCGTCGGGGCCATTGCGTGCGAACGTTCGCAATCTAAATCAAAAAAGGCTTGCAAATACAATTGCAAGCCCTGTTGAAGTTCTGGCGCGTTGGCTATACGTTCCGGCATTGGTTGCCCGGAACGCATCGCCTGTTTCGCTATCGTCTGTTCGATTGGGCCAAGTTCCAACAGATACGCCAAAACTTCGTTTAGTTTTTTACTTCGTCTTCCAATGCAACATCGCGGAAGTTTGCCGACAACTTGGCTTCTTCCTGCAATCGGTCATAAACGTCGGGAAGATCGGTAAGAAGTTTGACGGCGTTTTGCTTGTTGAACGGAAGTTCGTTGCCGTTGGCATCTTTGACGTTTTCCCAACCCTTTAAGACGGTATCGACGAAGACGCCAAGAAACAGCGTTTCGGCGGTATCGTTGTTCATCGTACCTAATTCGATTTGGCGACGATAAGGGCGCGTCGCAGCTTCCAAAGCCTTCGAATAACGCTTGTTCGTCTTGCCCATGCGCGAAACGAAAAACGCCGGAATTGAACCGTCGTCGTTGCTGGCTTCGTTGAATTCGATTTTTACGCCGTCGGTTTCCTTTGCGGAATTCGTAGCGAATTGCTTGTAAAGTGACATTTTCAAAACTCCTTCGAAGGTTAGAAAAAAGGGCCGGTTTTTCCGGCCCTTTAATCATACCGCAATCAAGCGGGCATTGCCACATTCGGCAAGTAAGAAAACGATTCGTAGAACATCGTATAGCCGTTCGGGTTTTCTGCGCCTGCCGGTTCCAGCGGAACAGTAATCGGCGCGTCTTTTTCGACATTCAAACGACCGCCGCCAAGACCAAGCAACGGAATGTCGAACACGAAACCGGCGTTCGAACTTGCACCGATAACCGACAAGCCAACATCGGCATTATTACGAACGGCGCGAACAGCGGAAACTGTCGTAAAGTAAGCGGTAATCGAACCGCCGACTTCGAAGTTACCCGCCGAAGTATCGAAAGCGCCAAGGATGCCGACGGCCTTATTCGGCGTAACGTTGTTGTTAATGGAAACCGTCGCTTCGGAAACGTAGCCGAACAGCGCCGAAGGATTCGACGAAGCCGGGTCGATAACCGACATTTTGATTCGGTAAATGTCCGAAGAAGTGTTAAACGCATCTTCGCCAAGTGCCGAAATTCGCGTTCCGCCTTTGATTTCTTCGCCGGGGTCGCCGGATTTGTGCGTATTGTCGCAAGCAACAAAAGACAAATCGGCGTTAAGCTTGTCGGCTTGCGGAACGTTCAACGTGAATTCGTTGGCTACCGCGCCTTCCAAATATTCCGCTTGCGTAGAAACCGCACCTTCGCCCAACTGGCGTTCGATGTTGTACGAACGACGCTTGATAAGGGCCGGGTTCTTTTCGTTGCGAAGCATCGTACCGACGAAAATTCGAATCTTCTTCCCGGTTCCGGTTTCATTGACCGGGGCAAATGACGTATCATCGAACGCGATTGCTTTTGCTGCAATCGACTTAACGCGGGCGAAGCCCACATTATTAGCAAATGCGTTCGTCGCGGCGTCATCGCCGCCAATGAAGACCCAAGCGCCGACGGTAAGGGCCGGAAGCGTCGTAAAGTCGGCGGCGGTCGCAACAAGCGAAGGAATGCCCGAAACGACGGCCAAGTTAATATCGCCGGTCGCGAATTCAAAGCCGACGGTTTCCAGCTTTGCGGCTGCGGGCGGGGCGGCTTCGTCGATAAGCGTTTCATTTACGACGACCGTTCCAGCGGTCGAAGAAGCAACGGTTTTGATTCCGTTGTTTCCAGCGTTGGCAAAACCCGAAGCCAAAATGATTTGACCGGCAACGAACGCGGCAAGCCCTGCGGCGGCGGCATACGTCTTTGTTCCTGCCGTTGCTGCGGTAATTACGACTTCGCTTCCGTTAAGCGGCTTTGTGTTCGGCAGTTCGCGCGCATCTGCGAAGAAGAAGCCTTGCAAAAGCCGCGTAAGGTTCGACTTCGTAAAGTCGATGTTAAATCCGCCGCTTGCGTCAAGATCGGTAATTGTGCCTTTCTTGTTCTGGCGCGAAGGGTCGATAGGCGCACGCGCTACGGTCGAAAGTTCGCCGCCGAAATCCGAATAGCTGTTGGGTTCCAAACCGTACCAAATCGGCGAACCCGGAAGGATTTTAAGTGCGGTTTCTTCTGCAAATGCAAGGCCGGTAATGTTCGAATCAATTTTGTTAGCCATTTGGATAACTCCTTATGCTGTTTCGTCGTATTCAAATTCGGCTACGACGTTAAACCGATAAAACAAGTTTTCGGGCAATAGTTCGTTTATCCTTACATTGCGAAACCAAACATTGTTCGGCGTGCTTTTACCGCGAAAGCTGTTGCGGGCAATTTCTGCCAGCTTGCCGCCAATTTCGCCAGAATTCGAACGCGATTTGGGGCAAAAGATTTGCACAAAAACCAAGCCGGAAGCCGTATAACGTCTTTTCGTATCGCTTCCGGCCAATGCCGTTTGTTCTTCAAAAACTGTTTGAACAGAAAGACGCGCCCAATATTTCGAAGGGTCGGGTTCTGCGGGTTCTTCGACCATAGGCCAACGAACATCAGGAATATAACCGACAAGCGAAGAAACTTCGGCAGAATTCCAAGCTTGCCAAAAAGCCGACTTTATTTCGTCGCCAGCGCCGCTATATGTTGTCGTCATTTGAAAACCATTGTATAAAGTATCGTTTGCCCGTTCGGGTTCAATTCGTCAATATTGAACAAACGAAGTTCTTTACCGTCGCGAATGACAATATCCTTTAACGACGGTTCGAAATTAACCGCGCCCATTAAACCCATAACCGCGCCCATTGGAACTTCGCCGCCTGCCAGATACGAAAGCGTTTCGTATGTATCCTTATTGACGGTCAAAAAACAAATACTTACATCATGTTCGACAGACGTTACGGGATTTGTCGGCTTCCAAGGCTGCGACGAATCAACCGGGGCCGCATCGCGAACAATGCGCCATTTAACCAACTGCCCGTTTTTGGCAATTAGCTTTTGTGCGGTCTTAACTTGCCGGTCGAAACGTGCCATATTAAACCCGCAAAGTGCGAATGCTAAAGCCGGTCAAAGTTGAACCGAACAACGGTTGCAACAACGCTTCGACGCCGGTTAATGTGGGCGTAATACCAATCTTCGTCGGGTCTGCGTATTTGGTCGTAATCGGCCCTACTGTTTCTTCTGTCACAAAATCAGCCGCCGAATAATTCGGCATAATATCGACGCCTTCGTTAATCGCAAGAACAAGCGTACTTTGCGCCGATTTAAGTTGCTTCGGAATCGCATTCGACGGAAACGCAATTTCGCTTCCGCTAATATAAACATCAATTCGGGGCCATTGCAACGGCTGGTCTTCGTATGCGATTTCGCCTTGATAGCGGTTCGCTTGCGCTTCCAAATAGTCGCAAGCTTTAATCAACATTACGGCCAATTCGTCATCGGCAACAGGAAGAACAGCGCCGCGCGCTTCTGCGTATGTGCGAACTTCGGCAATCGTAACGAACGAATTTGCGTCGGCTACGTTGGAACCGTCTTCGACAGTTATTGTTATTGCCATAATTAAACCCGTTCTTCCCAAAATAGGTTATAAACACCGACAACCGCGCCGCTTCCGATGTTTTGAAATCGAATGTAATATGTTCCGGCTGGCAATCCTCTGTCATCGGCTGCAATTGCGCCAACTGTAGTTTGTTGCGCTGTTGCGTTTGCCGCTGTTACTCTTATAACTTCGACTTCGGTTCCGCCCGTATGCGTTCCGCCTGTCGAAATTAAAGTATCTGAAACATAATACGGCGTTGGTCTTTCGGTCATTCGGTTTTTACCGATAACCGGAAGTGAAACATTAAAACTTCCGCCCGGTGTTCCGTCGCCAGCTACGGCAACAACACGAATTGAACCGGATTCGATTGCTAAACTTTGTTCATGCAAAATAAAATTTCTATTTGCGACGAACTTTAAAACTTGGGTTTGGCCTGCGGCTATATTTAATTCAAAAAACGAACGAAATTCGCGACCTTCGAAAAAAGAAGTTTCCGCAACATCGACGCGAATTCGCGGCTTAACCGCGCTTGTAATAAGCGGGTCGGAAGAATCAAAAGTTACGAAAGCCCGGCCAAACTTGCCGCGCCAAGCTTCAAACAATCTTGAAACAGGTTCGAACAAATATTGCATGGTCGGGCTTCCTATTGCGACGAAGTTTCATGCCCACATTAAGCGGGCTTCGGTTATTACTGCGGCGGGTTCGGATTCCAAGCCGGGGCGGCTGCGGCGGGCTTGCCGGGCTGGCCGTTGGCTGCGGCTGCGGGCTTGCCGTCGCCTTCCGGCGCGTTGGCTGGCTTCTGCGGGGCTTTCGGGGCCGGGGTATCGCCGACTTTCTTTGCAAGCGCGGCCAGCTTGGCGGCGTGCGCCTTAATGGCGGCTTCGGCCTTCGGAAGCTTCGCGTAAGGGGCCGGAACGTGCCCGGCTACGCCGTCGCATTCTTCCAAAGCACCTTCGGCGGGCACGGCCTGCGAATTGCGGAAAACGACTTGCGCTTGCAACTTCGTTGCTTCTTCGAAATCTTCCGGCGTAGGCGAAACACCAACAACGAAAAACAGAATTTTGGCGGGCTTCATTTGTCAAACTCCTTTGAATTGAAAAGATGGAAGAAAGGGGCCGAAGCCCCTTCCGTTTTCGCCGTTACTTCGTTTTGACGATAACCCCGGCAAGGTCTTTGTGCGAAGTTGCGTACTTATCCCAATTGGTCGAAGTCAGCAACGCGGCATCGGTCGGCGACTTGCCGCCGTTCGCCTTATCCCAAGCGAAGCCCTTGATACCGACGTTATACGACCATTCGGCTTGATAAGTCCGAATGATGTTTTCGTCGCCGTTCTTCGCTTCTTCGTTGGCCGTGAAGTCGTTGTTTTGGTCAATGACAACACCGCCCGGAACAAGACCGACGGAAGCGTAATAATCGACGCCAGCGCCGCCCGCTTCGTCAAGGAACAACGAAGGCGAATCCGTCATAATCAACAGCTTGCCGAACGGGTCGCGAATGACATTCACGTTTCCGTAAGTGAAAAGCGACGCACTGTTGGTCAAGTTCTTCCCGTAAAGGTCGAACATTGCTTTCGAGTGCATAACCCAAGCCGAAATCAAAGAAGCTTGGTCGCCGAACTTCGCTTGGCCCTTGTTCAAATTCAGGAACGACATGGTATCTTCCGGCGCAGTAAGGCCGGTCGCATCATGTACGACGGCGGATTGCGAAGAAAGCGCCGCATACGTCGCACCAAGGCCGGTATTCAGCATATCAGCCAGCGTATCGACCGCCAGTTGTTGCCCAAGGGCCGCGCCTGCGACTTCCGGGTTTTGCTGAATCCATTTGAACTGGCCGGGGTCAAGGCGAACAGGCGGCGTACCGGCTGCAACCTTTACCATTGTATCGACAAGATGCGCCATTTTCTTTTCGCCGACAGCGCCGGAACCGTAAGCGTTACGACGACGAACAAGGCCGGAAATCTTGGCGAAAAAGGCAACGTCGGAATAATCGCCTTGATGCGCCGCGCCGCGAAGTTGAATCGCGCCGCCCGTCGCAGCATTGAACAAGTCGATTTTTTGGCGCAAAACTTCGGTCATCGAAGAATATGCGTATTCGGAATAAACTGCAAGGTCGGAAAGTGCCATGATGATTCACCTTAATCGGTTGCCTTCGAAGCCTTGATGTGTTCCGCAAGTTGTGCGGGGTTCATCGAAGCAAGGTCGGCGGGTTTATCGGATTGGTTCGGGGCACCGCCGCCGTTATTGTTCGAAGGCTTACCGGCACCGCCGCTAGCCTTTGATGCGGTAATTATAGCGGAAAAATCTTTGTTTGCAACAAATTCCGCCGACAGTTCTTCGACAGTCATTGCGGAAGGTTTGCCGTCTTTGTCAAGAATCCGCGTAACCGGGGCGTCGCCTTCAAAATCCGCCGTCAGGCGCGCTTTGATGTGGGGAAGAAGCAACGCCGGGGCGTTGGAAATCTTCGACGCGATTTGCTGCGCTACGTTATCGACAAGCTGCGTTTTTGTGTGCGACGTAAGCTTGCCCAACTTGCCTTCGTATTCGGCCTTTTGGTCGTCAAGCTTCTTTTGCCAAGACTTTTCAAGCGTTTGAATGTCGCCCTTCTTTCGCGCGTCGTCTGTTCCAAGCGCGTCGATTTGTTCTTGCAATTCGGCGGCTTTCCTTTCAGCTTCGCGCCGCAACTGCGCTTCGCGGTCTTTCGCGCGCTTCAAAGCGCCCGTATCTTCGTCGCCGTCAATATCCAAACGGAAGCCGTCGCCGTCTTCGATATATTCCGCCTTGATATGGTCGGAAAGTTTGGAATATTCTTCTTTGGTAAGCTTCTTTTTAAGTGCCATTGCAAGGACTCCTTAGCGGTTATGCCAATTCACTGAATCAGCGGGAAAGAACTTCGATAATTTTACGGCGGAATTCTTCAAGGGTTAAAGGGTTTCGCGCGTCATATTTCGGCAAATCTTTTTCCTTTAATCTTCCGTCGCGTAAAGATTCGCCGCCGACTTCGCCCAAAATATCATCTTGAACGTTTTTCGGCTGGCGAACGGCCCAAGTATAAAAGGTTTCGGCGGCTATGTCATCATTGCCCACAATTGGGGCGATATGCGAACGGCACCGAATATGCGCGGGCGGTATCGGGCCTTGTCCGAAACGATAGCGTTTGCGATTTCGACTTGTGCAAATTTCGCTTGTTCTGCTATCCATTACGGAAAGCCAGATATACCAACCGAACAAACCGGAAATTACGCCAGCGCCGACAATAGCCGCGACATGCTGAATTGCTGTTGCGGTAACTGCGCCAGCTTGAACGCCGACCCTTTGAAGCTGCGACGATGTACCTTGCTTCGCATCTTCTCCGGTTAATTCGGCGATTGTTTCTTGCAAAGTCCAACCGTTCGCCCATGCTTTGCGAATGGTATTTTCGACGCCAGCTTGGGCCGATGTTGTAAAAGTTTTGATGAATGGCAATAGATAAAGGCCGTTCGCCGGAATAGGCGCGTTTGTAACAGCCGACCAAATACGGTCGTTATTTCCGGTTATAGAAGCAATGCCGAACAATGGAATAATATTCGACGATTCGTTTTGTTGCTTTATGTATCGTATCGCTTGCCGGTCTGTCGGAATCTGCGGCGGCTTTGCGTAGCTTAACATATTCATTTCGGCATGAAGGACGGAATACGCACGGCGGTTCAATTCCAAATCAGCGCCCATAAATTCTTTAAGTTGTTTTATCAACTGTTCGGAATATCTGGAATAAATACGCGATTGCGATTCGCGCAAAGACAAAACAAGTTTGTTCAATTCCGCCTTTGTCAAACCGTCTAAAGTCTTGTATTTAATACGGCTTAAAATACGGTTTAATTCCAAGCGAAGTTCGGCCAATACAAAGTTAAATTCACGCGCAAATTGAACTTTTATGCCTTCGATATAAACTTGTTGCCTAACGGCAATGTCGTAAAGTCGCTTATTGTCCGAAAGGGCCATGATTAAACCCCTTTGCCGTCGCCGGGCACGTTATCAGGCGTTGCAAGGGCCATTGCTTCGGCGGTATCCTTGGCGATTTTTTCTTTTGCCTTGGCGTCTTCTTCGGTTGCCGTTCCAGACTTGCGAAGAACGGAACGCATTTCTTCGAAGGTAATTGCGCCGCTTTGCCATTCTTTAATCGCTTGCCCGCGTTCTTCTGGCGTCATTCTGGCAATGTCGAAATCCGTATTCAATTCGAATACGATTCCGGTTGCAGGAACGCCGACAAATAAAGCGCACCATTCAAGCGCCCAAACATACGCGCTTTGAACATTCTTCGTTGTGCTTGAAAGTGTAGAACCTTCCGAAGTCGCTTCTACTTTTGCTTCGAATGCGGTTCGTTGAACTTGCTTTTGTTCGACAAGCTTTGCGCCAAGTGCGACCATTTGCCGTTCTTTGGCTTCCATTGCTTCTTTAATCATCGTGTTTTCGGTCGCCTGCAACAACTTTGCATCGCCGCCGACCGGAAGCGGAATGCCGCCGCGCGAACCAAACGCGACAGTTCCTTTTAAAACGTCTTTAACCCATTCTTCCGTCAATCCAGTAAGAACCGGCGTTGGCTGTCCGACGACAAAACAAGATTCTTCATAATCGGCAGAATTTCGATAATGCGCGATATTCAACGAAGCCAAGTCGTAAAGATTCGGGTTATCCGGCTGCGGGTCGTTGTTTTCCGAACCGATGAACGTAAAAGGAATTTCGCGAAGCGGCTTGCCGTCGGCACCTTTCGGGCGAATTTCTTTAACGCGCTGGAAATTACCTTTCGGCGTTTTCGAACCGTTCCATTCCGTCGGCGTCGGTTCCGACCAAATTTCCATAACGTATTCGCCGTTTTCGTCAAGCTTCAAAACGCGGAATTGCGCCGCGTTCTTCATTTCAAAGCCATCGTCGGCGAACGTGTAAGATTCAGCCAATACGACAAGCGACAAAATTTCTTCGGCCCCGCGTTCGGTAAGTCGCCAATTGATAATTTCTTGCGGTGAATACGTTGTAATCGTCGGGCGAACGCGGCCCGCTTCAAGATCGGCAACACTTGCGCCGCTTTCTGGAACTTCGGGATAATCGACAAGCAAGCCGCAACGCGAATACGCCAGCGTAAGCGAAAGCGCCTTTTTCGATTGTTGCGTAAGACTTACGCCGGTTCCGCTTGCATTTTCGACAATCGTTTTCAATAACGCCGGAACTTTAATAACCGGGTCGCGCATAAAAACTTGACCAACAAGCCCGGTTAAAGTTCGACGGGTTACGTTATAAAAAACGGCGCGCTTGACATACGAATCATAACGCGCTTTATTTTCTTTCGAAGTATCTTCCGCATTCGGCATCGGAAGATAAAGCGTCTTTGCCGCTTTAATCGTCGGTTCGCCGGAAATGCAATCGCGAATCAAATAATATTGCGGAAGAAGGCTTGACAGTTCGGGGCGAATAAATGCGACGTTTGACATTTTGATTTCCTTTAAGACGGCATAATTACTTTAAACTTCGACGCGCTACGATTCGAACCCTTCAAAGCGCGATAACGTACCATATCGTAACAATGGTCTTCGGCTGTTGTATCAACGTCGTCGATTACCTTTTGATCGCGCGGCAATGTGGGCAGAATTTCTATTGACGCAACACAATTTGCCATGAAGTATAACGCCGGGCCTTCTTTTTTAACAGCGGCTTCTAAGCGGTCGCGTATGGCCTGCAAACCGTTACGTCGCGAACCGGGCGACTTGTCCGATTCAATCCAGCGAACGCCCTTCTTCGACATTTTCAATTCGATTGTTTCTACGTCGGCTTCGCGAACGTCGCGAATCTGATTATCTGCCGGGCCGGGCCAAGGCTGCGACGAAATCCAACCATTAGCCATTAACGAAACTTCGCGTTCTTTTATGCCTTCTGCAATATCCGGCGCGGAAAGCTTTAAACCTTTGTTCGTACCGATTTCGGTTGCGCCGTACCATTCAAAAAACTGAATAAGCGAACCAGCGGGCGGGCAAAACGAAAACACTTCGTCGCCGACGATAATTTGCGCTTCTTCGCCGTTTGCTTCGGCCCACCAGCCCACACTAAACGGATGCGACGAACCCCAATCGAAAGACCTGTCAAGCCGCCAAGTCGGCGGAACTGCGAAGCGCGGTACGACATGAATATGCGTTTGCCAAAGGTCGTCAAGCGCGCCGCCTGCGGTAACATCCCAATCGCCATAAAGCCAAGCCTTACGCAAGTTCGGGTCTTTGATGCTTTCCAGTTCGGCAACGTATCCGGGCGGAAGATACTTGTTTTCGCGATACGAACCGAAGATAGCGACTTGCGTTCTTACGACGGTTTCGTTTTGTTCCGTTTGCGGATTGTAAATTTCGACGGAAGTTCTTACAACAGTTCCGCGCGGGGCTACGTTGATAAAACGACGCTTTACCCAATTATGGCCGGGGCCGTTCGGGTTCGTCGTACTAAACACTTCTAACGGAATCGGCGGCAACGGAAGACCGTTCGGCGTTGCGTAAGTTCCGTCGGGATTTTTCGGCGTATTTTCAATCGGATCAAACGACGAACGATTAACCGACATAAACTTATCGTAAAGTTCCGAAGAAGCATGTTTGGTTAATTCGTTCCAGCCTAGAAACGGGTATTCATGGCCGTGGAACCCTTCGTAGTCGGCAACTTTCTTAACATGCCGAAACAACAGTTCTTCGCCAGTAGGCCAAACCCATTTATAAGCCGAAGTCGATTCGTAGAACTTGGCACCGTCGCCGAACTTGCCGAACCATTTTTTCGATTCAGCGACAAGCCCGCCCAAATGGTCAAATTCCAAATCGAAGATAACACCGCGCCAGAATTGGCCGTAGCCTTTGCCAACATGACGAAGGAAGCGCATTAACTGCGTAACAGTCTTGCCGGGGCCGCGTGCGCCTTCATACAACGTATGATCGCACCGCGAATCAATGGCGATTGTTTGCGAACCCGGAAGCGG